AAGTCCTGCTGCGCTTTAGCTCTCAATGACCTTTTCAATGCTTACTACGGATCAGAACATGAACTTCAACGTTATGTTCTCATTTGTCACTCTGTGTTTACTTACATGAGAGTTGACTGGGGTAACACGCACGTTATCTTTGAAGTGCCTGGCTGTATGCCTTCAGGCTGGTATTTGACTTATATGGGTAACTCTTTAGTCAATGCCCTCCTTTGGCGCATCGCTTGGTGTCTTCTTCTTCCTGCCCCACTCAATGATCTCCACTACTTTCGCACTCACACTCGCGATAAGTATGCTGGGGATGACAATCTTATTTCCGTAGCACGACCTTTTCTTCAGTATTACAACGCTTTCACTGTGGCAGAGTTGTTTGGACAATACAATCAAGTCCTTACTCCTTCCACTAAGGACGGCGTTCTAGTAGCTTACCATCCTGTTGAGCAATGCTCTTTCCTCAAGACGACCACCGGCCGGCTTTATGGAATTGATGTTCCTCTTTTTGATCTTACTGCTAACCTAGAGACCACAAATTGGATTCGCAAGAGTCCTGACGATGATGCTGCCACTGCTTCCAATTGTAATGACGTGCTCCGTAATTTGTTTTTCTATGGTGAGGAGACCTTTAATCATTATAGGTCCCTCATTCATAAGCATAAGCCCTCATATGACCTCATTTCCTACGTGTCACTGCGAGATGCATTCCTACAACTCGGTTCAATCCCCGATCTGCATGGATCTTTCACATTCACACGACCCGCCCCCCGAGATCCCTCACGCTTATTGCAAGCGTTGGAGCGCCAGTATGACCTAAGCGAACCGCATTCAGGATTTCGCTTCATCACACCGCACTTTCGAACCATGTCTAAGTCTACTTATCAACCCATTCTCTGCTCATTCTCTTCATGTCCCGAACCATGTCTTACCTGTTCACCACCACGCACTTGTTTGCGCTGCGACAAGTTTATCTGTGCCGCTAGCCAAGGCGATTTTTGCCTCAAGTGCCTTACTGCTGGCTGGAAGGAGTGTAAGACCTGTTGCATGCTTGTTCGCGGCACTCCATACTGCGACGCATGCCTTGATGAACAGGAACGTAAAACCGATCGAGTTGAGCCGCACTCTGGCAACAGAATGCCTGCTCCTCAACCTGGCAACACCGAACCTAACATCTCTCTGGGCGACCCTTCCAACCTCGACTCTAATACTGAGAATCTCTCAGCAGAGCAGGGCGTACATTTGACTGAGCAACAGCAGACCACCGTCATTCGACCCGTTGACGGAAACTCTGCTTCTACCGCTCGTCGCGCTCAAGCTCATCTCAATGAACCTTCGTGGAGCCTTGAGAATATGCTTTCACGTTTCAACTTCGTCTGCCGACTCCAATGGAGTTTGACCGACGGTGTTGATACGAAGCTTCTTTGGCCCCTTGGTTCGACACAGGCTAACGTTCCTGCAGACCTTTTGCAGAACCAGTTGGCCTCGACACCTTTTCAGCGATTTATCTATTGGAATATGAAGCAGGGGTCGTTCATCCGTCTCCGCTTCCAGCTCACAGCATCACGTTTTCATCAAGGTCTTGCTGCGATCAGCTTTGTTCCATCGATGCTTGATTCCTCTACCCAGGACCGTCCGTTTCTCGACCGCACTTAC